GTTATTCTTACTCTTCTGCGCTGGCATATGATTCCACTTTTGCGATTTCGCCCTTATCATTCATCAATACGCACGAACAATCAGCGACAGTAGAACTTGCAACGGCTGAACCCATTGTCGAATATAATGCCGACATTGCTTCGCTGTCTGTTGGATATGCAAGAAGCGACCTTGCATAAGTGCCGTCTTTGAGTTTCTGAATAGTAATAAGATTCATTTTGAACACCTCCTTAGAATTTTATTCCGTATACGTCCGTATATCGTGTGTTATAATTTTGTGTGAACATTTTAAAAGTCATTTCTGTATTGCTGTCAATCGTTAAGAATAATCCATAATCTGTTCCCTCAGAAAACGCAATATTTGAATGTTTAGGTGTAGCTCTGACAAAAATCTCGCCTTGGATAAAATGATTGAAATAATCATAATATGTCATCCCGCATACAATCAGCAAATCATAGTTGAGGATTGAATCATTTAGCGTGACTTGGATCTCTGGGTCGTTAATAAATGGAAAAACCTCTCCCGTCCATATTTTTTGAACAGTCATTAAACTCCCCCCTTAACTCCGTATATAGCCTTGTATGTCCATAAATCCGACGACGAGAACATTCGAAGATTGATTACTGTGTCGGATACTACATCAAAGAAAAAGCCTGATTGATCAGCTCTATTTGCGACAAAAGTCCTCCCTGCTGTCATTGTTTCGGCGACAAATGAAGCCGTTCCGTAATAAGTATTTGAGGAATAGCCTTCGAAAAAAATCAAATCATAGTCGCTTATCGGGTCGCTCAGAATGATCTGAATCGGACTTCCTGCTGACGCTGGTGTCTCCGTTCCAGTCCATAACTCGTCAATCTGAATAGAACCACCACCACCGCCAGATATTTGTCCGATTTTTGTCGCATAGCTGCGGAACGTGTCCGCATCAGTAACGACAACGCCTTTGTCATTAATAGCGGTCTTTATCAATGTCTTAGTATCCATGAGGTAATCTAATTTTTCGCTAATAGTTCCCATTAGATCACCTCCCCATTGATATCATCAATTTCTGCGATTATGTTAGTGTTTCCAATTACTGACTTTAAGCAAGAAAAGTTTACGACGTTTCCTGCATCAAGAGCGTTCGTTGTTCTTATCATGTATACTTCATCAACTTCATTTTCCATAATTGTATATTCTGTCGGGCTTAAATATACTCCGTTGATATATACGTCAATTATGTCGCCTTCTTCATAATCGAGAGCCGCTGGGAAGTTGACGTACCTTGTGAGATCCGCTGTAGTAACATCTGCATAAGTACGCTCAATATGAGTATTGACAAGCAGCTCGTCTGTAAGAGTGCTGAACCAGCTTTGGAACTGCTCTTTTTGCACCTGCTCCCATGCCTGCATATTCGCCAGGTTCTGCTCGTACGCTGCCACGTACTGATCAAAGAGCGTTGATGTGTCAACCTGGTCAATTAATCCAGTCACCCAGCCGCAAAGCCCGGAGCTTCTTGTGTCTTGGATATCCGCTGCCGTGATCGCTGTCGCACCTGCTGCAACGTAAATATAAGCAAGGCATTTTTCAACGATCTGAGGCGTATTCGTCATGCTAGGTTTTGCCGGATTGCTTGCCGGTGTTCCGTCTACGGTCCCAAATTCCATTAATCGGTTCGTTCTGTTAAGCCTTATAACGACCGCTGAATATCTATTGAGCGTCGGGTGTGCCTGCGTTATAGTGACCGGAGCGAGAGCGTCATTCTCTATCCATTTGCAATCAATTATAGCTCGGCCGGTCTGTACATTAACAGACATCCCACTGTCTACTATAACCTGCAAGGCATTTCCGACACTTTCAAACACCCCATCAGATATAAGTCCTTTGAAGTATTCGCTCATCTGGTCGGCATTATAAAGCCTATCTTGATTTAAAGAATTGAAAAATCCATAAGTTACTGCCATCAGTTATCTACCTCCCATTCAGAGAATGTCGGAACGACCGAAACGCCGTTCTCGTCTTCTGCGTAAATTATTTCAATGATTCGAGGGGCTGCGCTTATCCCCTTTTCGTTCTTTATCTGGACTATGTCTCCAAGAAAATAATCTTCGTTAATAGTGTATAATCCGGCTGGATCTATCTCGCCCTCAAATTTTTCCGTGAATGCCGTTTTATTTATTTCATTTTGGCCATAATCTTGGAGCATTTGAGTATATTGCTCTACTGTGATTATTTCGCCGTTGCTGGACACGCTTGAGCCGTCTACGTACGCCTCATACCTGTCTAGCCCTGTCGCTGTTCCGATTGTCGCTGTCCTCTGACTTGTCCCTTCGCCTTCACCTCCTATGAGTGCGGCGTTCTTATATTCTCCAAGATTATAAGTGTAATCTGAAGATAAGAGGTTATCAAATCCGGAGCTAAATACTACCGGCGGAAAAGTTGATTGATTATAGCTTCTGTCAACGCCCTTATAGAGCCTGAATATATAATTTCCACCGCTGATATATACATCCCAGCCATATCCGAAGGTAGTGCATACACTCTCAAGCCAATCGGCGATGTTTTCCCCAAAGCATTGGAGCTCGGTTGTTTCTGGAAAAGACTGCAAGGCATCCAGCTGGAAATTGTCAATACACCTTTCACTTGCTATCGGGCTAATTATATTGTCAGTGATTATCTTCCTTATCCCGACTTCCGCGTTGCCTGTTATGTTTTCTTGATTCCAGATCACCCGCTGCCCTACTATTGATTTTAAGCTTTTGCCGGTGACGGTTAATATCCAACCTCTTTCACTGGTAAAATTAAGCTTGAATTCTTCAATGACCATAACGTTATGGAATACTCCGCTTCCGGTTATATCAAAATCTCGAACGAGGTATGTTCTAGGCTGTAAAGCGTTAATATTCTTTTGAGTGCCCGCAACCACAAGCGAAAACTCTCCCTGACCAAAATACTGCGTGTTCCATATAACCGATTCATACGATGGTATGACCTCTTTAACTCCGTTTAACCCGTCTAATACATATATATCCATACATTAAACCCCCTCGAATTGATTTGTGACGGTGCAACTTACAAGCATATTTTCAGGGTGTTCATCTGCCGTGATGATAAATATATTGTCCTGAGGCTGCAGCATGAACCAAGTCGATCCGCTTTCGAGATCTCCTATTATATTTGTTGAAACTGCGTTGGAGACAAGCGTCACTGATTTTTCTTTCCTGTTTGTATTGATTATAATGTCATCGCCCTGATCCATATTTATATCCAGCTTATATGATTCGTTTGTTTCCGTATTATAGATTGCCGGATTAACCACCGTACCCTCTGCGTGTATAGTGATTATAAATCCAGTTTCAACGTCTCCGCCGTTATAAACATTTTTTTCGTCATCCAGAAGCAGTTCGGAAAATGGAATGCCGGCTTCTTCTATTGCGAACGGAAATTCAAATAATTTATTAACCGTTGAAAAATCAAAAACTGTGTCGTTACGGGCTTTGAAAAAGGGCTTCGGGCATATAACCGTGATCTGTGCCACCTGCTTTTTTTCAAAGAAGCTTATATCCATTTTCTGAACGAATCCGTCAATATAAACGTCCCTTGTATCGTTCGTATAATAAAGCCTTACCGACTTTTTTGATTTGAAATAGGTGTAAAGATTTATTCTGTTCCCTTCTGCCGGTGCATTGATCGCAAGAGTGATCGTTATCGTTCTATTCCCGACATAGCTGCTGTTAAAGATTGAACCATCATCGCTGGCATTGTGCGTCGTATTGATTACACTTTCCGGAGGATCAAGTCCAATTATAGACTTAATAACATAAGCTTCATTATTCGTAATCTCCATCTGCTGACCGTATTCATTCTGAGCCGTAAGTGTGAACATGATTTCCTCCTTTCTATGGTGCAAACGCTTTGATAAGTTCTATCTGCTGCCTTCGTGCCTGATATGTCTCAAGAGCTGATAAAGGCTTTGGACTGGTATTGTTCTGGACAAGGTTGTAGTTGTTTACAGTGCTGTTGCTCTGAACCGCATTTCCGGTCCGGCCGCTGCTGATCACTGATCTCATATCGCCGATTGAAGCCTTAACTCCGTCAAGTGGTGTCGAAACTGCCTGCGCCATATCGCCGGCGGTTCTTTTAACTTCGTTAATCGTATTTTTCAAACCATCTGCGAAACCTTCGCCGGTAAACCCTCCCAGCTCCATCATAATCCTTGAAGGCGATTTGATTTTCAGGTCTTTTTTGAAAGTGTCAACCATAGCCGCGATAAATGTCTTAATATTTTTGTCCATATAATCCGTGTTCTTGGTTAATCCTGTAACAAATCCTTTTAAAGCCTGCGTTCCCAGATCTTCAAGTTCTTTCGGTAAATCCTTGAAGGCCGTATTGATTTCAGCCTTATAATCCTTAGATAACTGATTGAAATCTTTTTTGTATATCTTTTCGCCAGCTTTTTCGGCCACTGCCAGCTTTTCAGAATATGCTGCATTGTATTCCTTAAGCTCTTTAGAACTCATATTAAGCAATCTGTCAATATAAGCAGCACCCTCTTTCATGTCAAAGCTGGTTATCTCGTCAAACAGTTCGCTGGATACCTGCTTCTTGATTTTTTGGAGCTTGCTGGTGTAATCCTTTATCTGTTTCGTCTGTTCAGTCAGATCATTGACGGTCATTATTCCCGCGCCGGATACGTCGAAAAGGCTGCCAGTGTTTTTCAGCTTATCTATAAGAGTATTCTGTTTCTCGATCAGAACATCGTAACGTTCATTATATTTGCTCGTAATGCCGTTGATCGTGTCATTAATTAGTGCCTGCGCCTTGCTTTGATATTCATTCATCGCTATTTGAAGCTCTGATAACATTTCGGAGCTTGCTTCCTGATAAGCCTCTTTATATTTTTTCTGAATATCAATTAATTTGTCATATTTCGCCTTGCTATTCTCGATTAACTTTTTAGCATTTTCTCTTTCTGCATCAATCTCTTTTTTGATTGCTTTTTTACGTTCTTTATCTTCTTCGGCGTCGTATTTTTCCTGTAATGCTTCGAGCTTCTTGTCACTCGCTGCTTCAATCTTTTCCGCTTTAGTTTTTTGCTTTGCTGTGAGTTTAGATATTTTTTATCAAAATCTTCTAATTGCGCATTATTCTGATATGTGATCTTATCCAGCATATAAGAAAATCTTGAGGAAATATTACTTACGAAGTATTCGCTTGCGTTCTGTCCTACATCATCAAAATTATACTTCGACATTTTGCCAAGTTCCTTGACAACGCCTTTAACCATCTTTGAAACGGTTGTTTGTAGATTCTTCTCCTGGGAAGCTATTCCGTTGATATATCCTTGAACAAAGTTAACTCCGGATTTATAAGTCAGCTTTGATGGAGATCCTTCCTTTTGTCCTTTCTTAAGAGCTGATATCGCAAGGCGAGCTATGCTATATGCTTTATCCCATATGCTGTTCGTCTTGTTATCCATACCGTTAATAAAGCCCTGTCCGAAGTTTTCTCCGGAAGTTGTGGTCTTTGCGGAAGGAGAATGGCTGTCTTGCCCTGCATTAAGAGCGTCAACCGCATCTGATCCAAGACTTTTCGATTTATCAAGTATATCTGGTTCTTTATTTACCAAGCCGTTCAGGTACCCTTGTCCGGCGTCAAGCCCTGCCTGTTCGAATGCTGATGTGTCCGCACCTAGCGTTTTCGCAGCATTTTGCCTTAAGAGTTCAGCCTTAAGGTTAACATCTCCCTCTTTAGAACCCATGCCGTCAATGAATTTTTGCATTCCGTTTTGACCGCTGGTTTCTGCTTGATCCTCAAATTTATCAAGCTCTTCAATGGCCTTATCGACCATATCTTTAGCTTCTTTAACCATCTCTTCGGTAACTACCGGAGAACCTTCTTGAACAGCCTGCTTCATGTTTTCATACTGTTCCTCAAGGTTTGTAACCTGATTCTCAAGCGATTGCTTCGTTCCTGTTTCGGCTGTGATAAAATCATTATTTAAATTCGAGAGTGCCTGGCTGATCTTATCTGCATCGCCGCTTATTATCGCACTGGATAAGCCCTCGTAATTCTGAATAGTCGCATTATAACTGACATATGATTGCTCCGCTGCATCCATAGCCATATGGGATTCACCGATTGCAATTTTTGTCGATGTAATTTCGCTCTTTAATCTCTTCTTTGACGCTATTAACTGAGATTCAGCTTCGATTAGATTGTCAGACTGTCCTATTTCCTCGGCATACTGCGATACAGTCAGTCCGCTCAATCTTTCATATTCTGCCTCAAGTTCATTAAGCTGCTTTTTGCTGGCATTAAACGTTCTTTGAACATCAATAAAGTCCTGCAAAGCCTGTTTCTGATTCTTTATAGCGTTGGTATAACCTTCCTTGTTTGCGTCCAGAACAGCCTCTGCACGCTTTGTCTCTATCAGCTTATCAATAGCGACCTTTTCTTCCTGATAGTTCTGTATTACGCCATCTACAAGCTCCATTTCTGTTCCAACAGCGTCGTTCAGGGTTGTAAGAATGAAATTAACTCTGTCCTCATACCCTTCTTTGACGTTGCCGTTGGCATCTACCAAGTCGTCAAGCTCTGCTGATAAAGCCTTGTAGTTATCGTATTCCGAATTGATAGATCCAACTGCTTCATCCCTTGCAGCCTTTATCTCTTTATAAGCATCCCTCGCTTCATAAATAGTTTTAATCTGTTCTTTCTCTGCATCTGTAAGGTTCGAAACTGCCTGCTTTGCTTCTTTGTTCTTACCTGCAAAATAGATCACTGCTGTCGTTAATCCTGCGACAGCTGCAGTAACAAGCCCAATCGGTGTCGCCGCCTGTGCAAGGTTAAGAAGCTTCTGTGAAGCTGTCGCTGTGTCCGTTGCCACTTTAAGAGCTTTTATGGCTGTTATCACCGTTTGAACCGTCTGTACAAAAGAAACGATTTTATTAACCACGAATGTCGCAACAAGCACCGTTCCTACAGATTTCAGCACTTCCACTATTCCGTCAAAGTTCTCTATAACTTTCTTTGCAAATTTAACAAGCTTAAGAGCAAAATCCCCGAGCTTTTCGCCTACTTCACCCCAATCGATTGAATCAACTACATTACCGATCTCTCCGACCGCTTCTTTCATGGCCGGAGCAAGGTGTTCGTATATCTGAATCTGCACGCCCTCAATCTTACTCCTTAGAAGTGTCATCTGGCCTTGCAGATTGTCGTTCATGGTATTCGCCATGTCCTGCGCTGCGCCGTCTGCGTGCTGAACTGCTTCGGTTAATTTGTCAACATCTGCCGGAGCAGCGTTCATGATCGCCAGCCAGCCGGAAAGAGCTTCCTGACCTGCAATGGTTTTTCCATAGCTGGTCTGCTGTTCTGCCGAAAGTTTACTCCAGGCCTTTCGAGCCTCGCCTAAAACATCGCTTAAATCGCGGACCGTGCCGTCTGTATTGTAGAATTGAACTCCAAGTTCTTCTGTAAGTGTTCCCAGTGCTCCGAGACTGTTTGCGCTCGCGCCTGCGTCGGTTGAAAGCCTTGTCAAAATGCTTCGGAGGGCTGTTCCGGCTTTCTCTCCCTTAATACCGGCGTTCGCCATTAAACCGATTGCGACGGCTGAGTCTTCCATATTCATTCCGAGTGCTCCGATAATAGGCGCAGCATATTGGAATGTCGCACCCATCATCTCAACGTTCGTGTTTGCGTTAGAAGAAGCTGCAGCCATTACATCGGCAAGCCTGCCAGCATCCCCGGCAGAATAACCCATTGCGGTCAAGGCGTCTGTTACTATGTCCGATGTTGTGGCAAGATCAGATCCGGAAGCCGCTGCAAGGTTCATAATACCTTCGATGCCGTTCAGCATATCTTCGGTCTTCCAGCCGGCCATTGCCATATACTGGAATGCTTCAGCACTTTCAGAAGCACTGAACACGGTCTTTTCGCCCATTTCCTTCGCTTTAGCTGTCAGCTTATCTATGTCCTCAGATGTCGCTCCAGATATAGCCCCTACCTTTGACATAGAAGCTTCAAAACTTGCGCCTACCGAAATAGTTTCCTTTGCGAAATCCTTAAGCGCACTAACCGCCTTTCTTATTCCATCAGCGACAAGATTTGCGAGTGCGCCTTTCATTACGGTAAATCCATCAGAAGCTTCCTTTGTGGCGTCGTTCATATCCTCCATCGTATTTGTGAAGTTGTCGCCGTATTTTTCAGCATTCTTTAATTCGCCGTTATACTTATCAATCTCTTTTTCTGTTTTAGAAATAGCCGCTTTCTGGTTATTAATCGAAACTCTAACACGATCAGCAGCAGATGAGTTCGCCCCGTATTCCCTGGTCGTTAATTCAAGTTCTTTTTCCAGGAGTGAAAGCTGTTTTTTCTGCGAGCTGAGCGTTGTGTCAAGCTGCTTAAGTTTGGCATTCAAACCCGTTGCGGATTTGCTCCAATCATCAAGCCCTGCGGTTGCAGCTTTAAATTCGGAGTTGGCAAGCTTGACTTGTCTTGCCGCCTGCTGCATAGCTGATTTTAATTGTGATATATCAGCTCTAAAACTCGTCGTTGAAGTCGTATCTGCCATTAGTACACCACCTTATTCCTAAAACCAACTGTCTCCAGCTGGCCGTCTGATAATCCTGTTTGGGTCATTTAATTCCTTTTCTCTTATCTGCATACGCCGAACGTCTTTATAAAGATCAATAACTTCCTTGAACCTTTTTTCGTCTATGTAATATGGCGATAATGCCGGAAATTCCTTGCATAGCTGATAAGAGATAGTGAATAAAATCTCAAATAAGGGAGTATCGTCTACTCCCTCGTCACGTTTTTTGATTCTGTAGGGATAGTGAGGATTTGAGCGAAAGACCCCTTAAGGATCATAACAAGCAGTGGCAGCAATTCACTCAACTTGATATTCTCCCAATCCTCTTCCTCCATATCCGGAAAAACCTTTTTCAAAATTCCTATAACCTGCTCCCATGCCGAATAAACGACCTTTAAGAGCTGAGCTGTATCATTTATGTCATCAATCTTCAAAAGTTCCATCAGAGAGCGGATTGTTCCGAATCGAAGGTCAATCATCTTTGCCTCTGATGTCTTGATTATATTGTCGTTTTCGTCGTAAATATTAAGCTTCAGCTTATCAGATTCCATATGTTTTTCTCCTTTCCTTTTCGACCTTTTCAAAAAGTGCCGGAAGCGTCAATGCAAATGAGCACCCCCGACACCTTGAAAAGGATTTAAAACATTACAGCTGTTAAGCTGTTGCTGCTGTGACTGTTACGGCGCAAGTATCAGTATATGTCTGACCGTCTACTGTAATAGATGCTGTGATTGTTGCTGTTCCTGCTTCAAGAGCCGAAATTGTTCCGTTGTTAACGCTTGCCTTTGTGCCAGCACTTGATGACCATGTAACTGTCTCGCCGGCTGGAACTGTAGTTGCTGTGAGGGTCACTGTTTCGCCTTCTTCAAGAGATACGTTACTTCTGTTAAGGACTACTTCAGGAGTCGGACTTACCGGAACGATTGTGTCAGGGGTCTGAACGCTGCTGAAGAAGTTTGTTGTGTCAATAAGATTAAGTCCTGTATTGACTGTGACAGCCTTTGCAGGCTTTCCAGTCTTTGAGAATTTATGAGTTGTTGAAATACCTGTGAAAGTGAGCTCCTGTCCGTTTGCGTCTGTTCCGTCGTTCTTGGTTGTATTTGTCTGGTCTGGGATATTGAATGTTCCCTTAAGTCGCCAAACATAATAGTCATTTCCCTTGGTATCCTGTGTTTTGTATCCGATCGCATAATATTTCGGGGTTCTTTCCTGCTCAATGAACATTCCTGTTGTTGGGTCATAACCCTGTCCAGTTATCTCTGCAAGAGTATCAAGCGGAATAGCACTTGCTGATATAGTAACCTCGTCCGGACCTGTTGAAGAAACAACAACGGCCGGAATGTTATCATAATAATGAGCTTCATTTGTGCTGTCTGTTGTCTTGCCAATCTCTGCAACGCCTGCAAGATCTTTAACTGCTCCTGTAGTGTAATTTGCAGACGTATCAGCTGTGACCTCTGCATAAACGAGACCTTCAACGCCTCTGTATTCATAAATCTCTGGCATTTCTTTTTTCCTCCTTGAAAAAATTTTAAACGCATTTAAAGCGCGATTTTCACGTTTTCACATTGTAGGGACATAAATATACGTTTTTTGAATAAAAAGCCGTGATTCAAGCCTACGCTGTGAAATTCCGTATAATTATAAGTTTGTAGTATCAAGATAAAATATCTCAAGCCCTCTTCCGGTGTGGCTTGCCTCGTCACTAGCCACGTCGAAGCCTTTTGATGGTGTTACCCAGCCGGCTTCTTTAAGGGCTTTTCTTGCCTGCATAAGAACAGAATATACAAGCTCCGGATCTGATGAATAAACATAGATGTTGTAATCCCATGCCGTGCCGTATTCGTCATTGTCATAATGAGAATGATTCGGACTTCCGTTATTCCAAAAGTGAGAAATGTTTCCGGATATACTGCGTCATCAGACATTGAGCCTTGTCTATATACTGGGTATCCGAACGTCTGTAAAATCGCAATTAAACTATCTTCCATTTCAACCTCCCATAATCCTATCAATCTCTTTCTGCAATGCTTTTTCTATCTGCTTCTTTAGCTGGTTTTCATATCGCCTAGTTCCATAGATTTTTTCAAGAGCATAATCAGGCTTCATTTTTGGCGTTCCGGTAATCAGAAAACCGCCTGCGCCTTTTCTTGTCTTGTCAAATCCTGGAGGGATTTCTCCGAGATTCCCTTCCCAACGTGTCTTCGGGTCAACAATGACCGATTCTTTCGTATCGCCCTGCGAATATATTCCGCTTGCCGGCAAATTTTACATCTTCAAGGGCTGCAATGGTGTCTTGCTGAACCTTTTCCGCTGCCTCTTCCATAGCCTTCGCAAAGACTGATTTCAGATTAGCACCTAATAAGTCCAGCT